ACCAGGGCGCCGCAATGGACATCTACTTCCTGCGCACCAACGCCAGCATCGGCACCGAAAACGCAGCCGCAGCCATCACTGACGCCGTGGCCGACGAAATCCTGACCATCGTGCCCATTGAGGCAACGGACTACACCGACCTTGGATCGAGCCAGTTCGTCGTCAAGAACGCCAGCGATTCGGGGATGGGCGTGATCCTGTTCCCCGATGGCGGGGAGTCCGTGTTCGTGGCTACCGAGACCGGGGGCACACCCACGTATACCGCCAGCGGCTTGACGCTCAAGCTGGGGTTCATGCCGGTCTAAGGAGGGGCTATGGCGTTCACCTACGTCGGCACGCTCACCACGGACCTGGACCGCGTGCGCTTTCACCTGGGCGACACGGCCTACGAGGCCGGGCCGCGCCCGGCTGATGCCAACTTCACCGACGCCGAGCTTAACGGGCTGATTGCCCTGGAGGGCAACTGGCAGCGCGCCGTCGCAGCGGGCTTCGAGCGCCTGGCGGCTGAGTGGACGCGCTACCCCAACTTCTCGACCGACGGCCTGCGGGTAGACCGCTCCGACATCGCCGCCGGATTCAAGGCGCAAGCCGCGCAATGGCGCAAGGACTACCCGCGCCCGGTGGGGATCTCAGTCGCCGGGCAGATCACCCGCGACGCCTACTCGGATGATGTCACGTCGGACAGCGTGGATGCGTCCGGCGACTACGCGGGCCACGAGTTTGAGTACGCGCGCCCGGCTTAACCAACTCTTGAAAGGAGACTGGTCATGAGACTGATGTTCACCGGGGCCGCACCCTGGGCCAATAGCGGCTACTCCAAGCCGCTACGCTACCTATTCCCGCGCCTGGCGGCTGCCGGGCACGAGATCGCGCTATGCGCTTTCTACGGCTGGGACGGCACGACCACCGAGACGGATGTGGGCGGCGCGCGCGTGCGCATCTACCCCACCGCCCGCGACGGCTACTTCAACGACATCATCGAGTACCACGCCGCAAGCTGGCAGGCGCAAGCCGTGATTACGCTGCAGGACGTGTGGATTCTGCAGGACTGGGGCAAGAAGAACTTCCGCTGGTGCCCGTGGCTGCCCATCGACACGCACCCGGTCAGCCAGCCGATCCTCAAGGCCATCGAGGGCTGTCACACGCCGCTGGTGTGGGTGGACTGGGCCAAGCGCGAGCTACAGCAGGCCGGGTGGATGCAGACGCGCACGATCCCCTTCGGCGTGGACCTGGCGCTGCACCAGCCGACCGACCGCGACGCCGCACGTGCTGCCGTCGGACTACCGGACGACGGGCGTTTCATCGCCGGGATGGTTGCGGCCAACTCCAGCTACCCGTCACGCAAGAGCTTCCCCGAGGTGCTGCTGGCGTGGGTTGACTTCCTCAATCGCGGCAATGAGGGGTTGCTCTACCTGCACACGACCATCACGCCGAAGGGCAGAGCGGGCATCGACCTCGCCGGCATCCTGCAACTGCTCAACCTGCCGTGGAGCACGCTGGACGACCCCGACCCGGCGCGTAAGGCGGCTGCGGTGGTAATGCTGCCGGGCCAGCACGAGATGTGGGCGGGGACGGTCAGCGACCGCAAACTGGCGAGCATCTACAACGCGCTCGACCTGTACCTGGCGCCGTCGATGGCCGAGGGCTTCGGCATCCCGATTCTGGAGGCGCAAGCCTGCGGCGTGCCGGTGGTCACACTCAACAACACGTCGATGCACGAGCTTACCTGGAATGGCATTGCCCTGGAGCCGCTGCAACTGACCTGGGATCAGGAAGGCGGCTGGCGTGGCGTGGCCCCCGTCGAGGGGATCGCCGACGCCATCGAGAGCGCCGCCCACGGCGGGTTCACGCGCCGCGTACCCGAGGAAGTGGCGTCTTTCGACTGGGACGTGGTGGTGGAGCGCGATTGGCTACCGTTCTTGGCTGACCTGGAGGCTGAGGGATGACGCTCAAGCCCTACATGCCCCAGAACGAAATCGCCGTGATCGACCTGCTCGTGCACGCGCTGCGCCCCAAGCGGGTGCTGGAATACGGCGCGGGCGGCTCGACCGTGCGCTGGTCGCGGTCGCGCCACGTCGAGGAGTGGATCAGCGTCGAGCACAACGCGGAGTGGTATCGCAAGGTGGGGATGGAGGCCGGGGATCGCGTCAAGCTGCTGACCGGGAGCGCCACGGACGCCGCTGATTACGTCGATGCGCCCGGCATCCACGGATACTTCGACCTGATCCTGGTGGACGGCCTCTGGCGCGTCGAGTGCGTGCGTGAGAGCGTCAAGCGCCTGCAGCCGTGGGGCGTGGTGCTATTGCACGACGCTGGGCGCCACGACTACGACGCCGCGTGGGACGTGTACCCCGGCACGGCGCTCTTGACCAAGGGCACCGAAGCCGCCAACGGGCTATTGGCCCTGTGGGGGAACGCATGGGATCGCTAGGCGTCGGGGTCATCAGCTTCAACCGCCCCGGCTACCTGCGTCGCGTGCTGGCTTCGCTTGAGGCGCAGACGCAAGTGGACGACGCCGAGTACTGGCTGTTTCAGGACGGCGCGGTCAACCGCTTTTCCGGTGTGCCCCACGGTAAGCAGGAGGACGTGGAGGCGTGTCGGGCGCTCTTCGACCGCGCGCGCTTGCCCAACAAGCACGTCACGCACTGGCCCGACAACGTGGGCGTCGCCATCAACAGCCTGGAGGCGCTCGACACGCTCTCGGACAACTACGCGCGCGTGATCCTGCTCGAGGGCGACGCGGTGCTCAGTCCGCACTGGCTGCGGCTGGCGGGGCTACTCTTTGACGACCTGGCGGCACGCCCGAACGTGTTCAGCGTCAGCCCCAACTTCCGCAGCGAGGGGCCGGACGCCGACGCCGTGCGCATCGGCAGGCGCCACATGTGGGCGGAGTGCTTCCTGGCCGAGCGCTGGCACGCCATCCGGCCCTACTACATCGAGGACTACTGGCCGCACGTTTGCGACCGCGACTACTTTCGCCGCGACACGGGCGCCATCAACGCGACCTACGCCACGCGCGGCGTGACCGGCGGGCCGGGCGGCCTGGCCTGGTCGCAGGACGGCGGGCGCCAATTGGCGATGATGCGCGCCGGGATGCAGCGGTCATTCCTGGAGGTCAACCGGGCCATTAGCATCGGGCGCGAGGGTATCCACTTCACCCCGGCGCTCTTCCACGAGCAGGGCTTCGACTTTCCCGGCCCATTCATCCACGAGGCCGACGCGACGCGGGGAGGCTTCACATGGCCCGCGTGAGTGTGCTGATGAGCTGCTACGGGACTGGGCGCTGGCTGTGGGAGGCGCTGGACAGCTTGCCCTGGGATATGCCGGGGCTGGAGGTGTGGGTGACGGCGAACGGCGACGCGCCGCAGGACGTGGCGGCGGTGGCATTGGCCGAGCGCACGCGCCCGATTCGCGCCATCTATCGCGACGTGACGCTGCCGCTCTCCGGGTCGCTCAACGTGATGCTGGCCCGCGCCGCTGGCGACTACGTGATGCGCCTGGACTGCGACGACAAGCTGCCCGAGGGAGCGCTGGAGGCAATGCTGGCGGCTGCCGACGCCGCGCCCAAACCATGCTTCGTCTATGGCGGCTTTGAGGACTTCGGCGAGCGTGAGCGTGTGGTGATGCCCAAGCCGCTGACGGTCAAGATACCGCGGGACCATTGTCCCGGCGCTGACAACATCCTGATCGCTACGGCGCTGGCGCGTGAGATCGGCGGGTGGGAGGAGATCGGCTACGAGGACTGGCACTTCTATGCCAAGTTGGCGCGCCATCCCCACGCCCATGCGGTAATGCTGCCGCGCCCGGTGCTCTTGCATCGCGTGCGGCCCAACAGCCGCTATGCGCAGATGGTTGGCGACAACGATGCGCACATCGCGGCCATTCGGGAGGCGCTGCAATGAGAATCGCGCTGATGAGTGATGCGGTCTGGCCCACGCCGTTAGAGGGCGGGCACGGCCTCGGACGCGCAGTCTACAACCTGGGCCGCGAGTTGGTCAAGCGCGGGCACGCCGTCACGCTCTTGGGCTGCGAGGGCAGCGCGCTCGATGGGGCGCGGGTCTGGACGGTGCCGACGGGTGGCGGGTTCGGGCACGAGCCCGCAATGGCGCGCATGGTCTGCGACCACGAGGCCGAGTTCGATGCCTTCATCGACACCAGCCACACGCACGCGCTGGCGAATACCCACGGGCGCACGTTGCCGGGGTTGGCGTGGTTTGAAGATTCCTCCAGCGCCGCGGCGCCCTGCGGGGTGTTTGTGAGCGCATGGACACGTGCGCAGGTGGGGATCGCCGGCGAGATTGTCTACAACGCCATCGTGCCCGACGAGTACCCGCTCTACACGGGGCCGCGCGAGGGCCTGCTGTGGATGGCGCTGAACGTGCCCTACAAGGGTCAGTCCACCGCGCGGGTGGCAGCGCAGCTTGCCGGGATGCCGTTGTCGGTCTACGGCACCGGCACCACCAACGGACCGTTGCGGGGTGACGCCAAGATCGCGGCGCTACAGCGCGCGGCCTGCTATCTGTTCACCTCCAGCGCTGACGCCGGGCCGCAGACGCCGTTGGAGGCGATGGCCTGCGGCACGCCGGTCCTGGCGCTCAATCGCGGCGGGTCGCCGGAGTACGTGCGCGATGGCGTCAACGGCTTCATCTGCGAGGACGCGCACGCGCTGGCAAACGCGGCCATCGCGCATGCCGGGAAGCTCAACGCGACCGCGATCCGGCAGTCGGTGATTGACGGCGGGTTCACCGTGGAGCGCCAAGCCGATGAGATGCTGGCGCTATTGGCGCGGGTGATCGGAGGCGAGCGATGGTGATGACGCTCTCGACGCAGGAATTGGCGCAATTGCGCGCGGAGGCCGAAGGCTACCTGCCTGACACTTGCACGCTGCAGACCGTCACGCGCACGCGCGACACGATGGGCGGCTGGACGGAAAGCTACAGCAACACCTACACGGCGATTCCCTGCCGCATCTGGCAACAGACCGGCGGGGAGCGCGACGTCGCCGGGCGCATGAGCGAGATCACGCGCTGGGTGCTCAATGTGGCCCACGACCAAGCGCTTGACGCGACGATGCGCGTGGTGCATGGGGGCAACACCTACCAGGTGAACGATGTCAATGACGATGGCAGCGAGCGCCTGCAGCGCCGCGCCTGGCTGACGAGGATCGAGTAATGGCCGTCCACGTCACGCTGGACGACGCCAAGCTCAAGCAGCTCATCACGCATACGGGCGCGGAAGTGCAACGCTACGTTGCGGACGGTGTGGACTACGGCATCTGGCAAGAAACCGGCACAGAGCGCCAGGGGTACGCGCAACCGTTCATGCGCCCGGCAGTCGAGGCGGTCAGACCGGGGTGGGAGCGCGCATTCGAGAACAAGCTCACCGACGACCAGACCGAGGCCGTCGTGGAGAAGGTGGCCCGCGACATCGAGGGTCTGGCGAAGGATTACGCGCCCGTCGATACCGGCGCGCTGCGCAATAGCATCCACGTCTCGAAGGACATGCCCGGTGGCGGCGGGCTGTTCTTTGTGGCGGAGCTGGTGACGTTCTGAAGGAGGCGCGATGCAAGCACTAGAAACGGCTCTCTACAGCCTGCTCTCGACCAACACGGCGCTGACTACGGCGCTGGGCGGGACGGCGATCTACAACAGCGTCGTGCCGCCGGGCACCGCGCGGCCCTACATCGTCTTCTTTCACGCGGGCGGCGGGCGCGAGAACGTTTTCAAGGACTCGCTTATGGAGAACCAGGTCTACATGGTCAAGGCCGTTGCCGATGCGCTTTCGACGGCGGCGGCGCTGGACGGATCGCTGGACACGGCGCTCCACCGCTGCGAGGGCAGCTTGAGCGTCACGGATCACACGACGCTCTGGATTGCACGGGAGAACGAGGCGCACGTTGTCGAGGCGGCGGCGAACGGCGACCGAATCTTCCACGTTGGCGCGTACTACCGATTTCGGTTGGATGTAAATGAAACCTAGGAGGGACACAAATGGCAAGTGATACCGGGGCAACCGGGCGAGCATTTTACCTGCAGTGGAACGCCACAGTACTGGATACCAACTACCGCACGTTCAACACGTCGGACACGCTGGACCTGATCGACCAGACTGCGGGCGACGACACGCGCAAGACATACTTGAGCGGGCTGACCGATGGATCGGCCTCGGCAACGATCAAGTACAAGGCCGGCGACACCGCGATCTGGGCCGCGATTGCGACGGGCACCGCAGGCACCCTGCACTGGGGTGAGGAAGGCTCCGTGTCGGGCAAGCCGCACCACTACGCCGCCGCGCTGGTAACGGGGCGCAGCCAGGCCGTCAACTACAACGACCTGATCGTGGTGGACGTGTCATGGCAACTGAGCGGAGCGGTCACAGACGGCACCTTCTGAGACGCCTGAAAGGAGGCGACGATGGCTGAGGAGACGATCAACGGGGTACGGGTGGTGTTCCGTGACAAGTTCAGCGCCCGCGAGGGCTGGGGCTTGCTGGCAGCCGTGCGGCGCATCGACCAGGCGCGCAGTAAGGCGCTGGCCGAGGCCGGTGGTTCTGCCGACTTCATGGCCACGCTGCTGAACGAGCTTGAGTACGAGGATGTGGTCAAGTTCGTGCGGGGCGCGGTCGCTGAGTGGGACTTCCCCGGCGACCTGTCGCGCGACGACTGCTGCGACGACCTGCACCCGCTCACGGAACTGCTACCGCTCACGACGCAAGCCGTGCTGCTGTTCTACACGGCGAACGACCGGGAAAAGCTCGCGGGGGAAGCGGAAAGCGGGTCTACCTCACCCTCCGAGGGCTAGAGGAAGACCCGCTGCCGTGGGCCTACTGGCGCGTGTGGCTGGCCGACCGCTTTCACTGGACGCTGGACTACATCGACAGTTTGGCGCTGGATGACGCATACGAGGTAATCGACATCGTGACAAGTTCTGACAAGGCGCGAAGCGACAACGCGACGCGGGAAACGAGGACCCATGCCGACCGAGATCGCTAGTCTATACGCCAGTGTTGGCGCGGATACCAGCGGGCTGAAGAAGGGACTGGATAGCGCGGGACGGATGTTGGGCACCACCGAACAGCAGATGCGCAAGATAGACGGCACATCGCGCCAAGCGGACAAGGGCATGGCCGGGCTGGGTGGGACGTTTGGGAAAGTGGCCATGTTGCTAGGTGGCATGAAGCTGGGCCAGATGGCGGTCGAACTTGGAACGCTTGGAGCTGAAGCCCAACGCACAGAGGCGTCGTTCACTGGCGTAGCTGGTGGCGCAGAGAAGGCCACAGCGATGCTTGACGCGCTGAAGGTCGCCACCAACGGCACCAAGAGCGAGGTCGAGCTGATGAGCGGCGCGACCACGATCATGGCGTTGGGACTTGGCAAGACCGCTGATGAGATTGGCACCATCATGCGCAACGTCGAGGGCTTGGGTGCACGCTTCGGCGGGAATATGCAGACCTTCCAGCTGATGATGAGCAACGACTCGCTGATGCGCATTGACTCATTCGGCATCGGCGTTGAGGAAGCCACCAAGCGCATCGAGGAGTACAAGAAGGCCGGTATGGACGCGGGCGAAGCCTTCGACACCGCGGTCATGGACCTGATGACCGAGAAGTTTGAGAGCTTAGGCGGGACGATGGACGACAACAAGGCATCCATCGACCGGATGAAGGCGTCGCTCCAAGACCTCAAGGTTGAGATCGGGCAAGGGTTGGCTCCAACAATCGGGACGCTGGCGACCAACATGGGCGATCTGCTACGGCTCACCAACCGGGCCGGCAAGGAATACGGCAGCATGGGCTGGCAGATTGCCGACATGCTGGTTGAGGCGGTTGACTTTGCTGACTGGATTCACACTTCGATTGACGATATGGAGGAACTGGAATCTGCCGAACGCGGCTATCGCGCAGAGACAGCGCGGTTAACTGGGCAAGCTGAGGAATACATCGCCAAAGTACGCGAGCAAGCGGAAGTCACGCTGCGGCACCAGATCGCGATGCGCTCTACCAACGGCGTGGTTGTCGAATCCTTGGATGTCTGGAAGCAGTACGAGCGCGCCCAGGCGCAAAGCTCAGAAGCGATGCAGCGATATCCGGAGGAGTTGCGGAAGATCGCCAAGGAAGCGGAAGCCGCCGCTGCTGCAGTAGACCTCATCTCCTGGGGCACCAATCAGACGTTCAGCGCGGACATCGAGGCGGGCGCTGAAAATATCGGCGAACTGCGTGACAAGGCCGGTGAATTGCAAGCAAAGATCGCAGAGCTTGAGGGCTTGCGCTATCGTACATCAGCGCAGGAGACGGAACTTGCCGGGCTTCGGGAAGACCTGGGCAGCGTCAACGACAGCATCCAGGGCATCATCGATTCCACAGATAAAATGGTCAAGACGTTCATCCTGGGTATGGTCGAAATGCAGATCGCCGCCGACAAGGACATTACGCCCGTGGAATCCGACTTCTATGTCCGGCTGGCAGCGAAGTTTGGGCTCGTGGATGACGCCGCAATCGAGATGCGCAGCACCGTCCTGGACGTGCTTGCGGACGTTACAGCCGGAACGCTCACGCCAGCGGAAGGCATCAAGGCACTGGGCGATGCAGCTATAGAAGCGCAGACGCCGCTGACAGAGCTTGGCACAGAAGGCGGCGTGGCGCTGGACGCGCTGGGACTAGCCGCCGACGGCGCGGCTGATTCGCTTGACAAAGCCGCCAGGGACGCCGGTGCGCTGCAGTCTGCCATCGACGCTCTCCACGGCAAGGACATCATCATTCGTACCTACCTGGAGGAGCATCGGGCGGTGGGGCACGCCTCTCCCGTTCCCTATGAGCGGAACGCCTCGGGCGGCTGGGTGAACGCGGGCAGCGCGTCGCTGGTTGGGGAGCGTGGCCCCGAGATGATTTATCCCACGTCGGCGGGCGTCAGCGTCGTGCCGCTGTCGGGCGCGGGCGCTGACGGAGGCACGCGGCTGGGCTCCACCTGGACCGGGGACGTCGTGATCCAGGGCGTCAGCGACCCGGAGGCCGCGGCGAACGCGGTGATCCGCAAGCTGGCCGACCGCGGACTGATTCGCGCAGAGGGCTATCGCTAATGGTCACGGCAACCTACGGGCTGTACGCTGACTGGAACAACGACGGTGATTATGGCGACGCGGGGGAGGACATCAGCGCCGATTGGATGCAGGTGGTCATCACGCGCGGCTTCGCCAGCCCAATGGCGCGCTATCCGTCCGTTGGGCGCATGACGGTGGTGCTCCGCAACGCCGCGCAGACCTACAGCCCGCCGACAACCGCCACGACGCGCCCGCGCGTGCCGGTGCGCTTCACGATGACCTACGGCGGCACGACCAAGACGCTCTTCGAGGGCCACATCGAGAGCTTGCGCCCGTCGTTCGGCACCTTGCGCGAGCGGCGCGCCGTGATGGAGTGCGTGGACCGCATCGCCGACCTGGACCGTTTCAGCGGCGACGTGGCGCTGCAGACGAACGTGTGGGCCGACGACATCATCGCGGCGGTCGTGGCTGCAGTCTGGACGCCGGACACCACGGCCTACGACCAGGGCGTGAACCAGTTCCCGGTCTCGGGAGACATCCACAACGGGCCGCGCGGCGGGGTAGGCGGGGGCATGTTCTGGCAGCAGAACACGCAGGACATCCAGGCCGCCGACAAGATCGCCGATGCGTGTATGGCCGACTGGGGGCGCTTCTTCATCTCCGGTGCCGGGGTGCCGACCTACTACAACCGCCATCGCGTGCCCTTGGACTCCACCTCCGACATCACGCTCGACAACACCATGACGGCGATGGACTACGAGATGAGCGACACGGAGGTGCACAACTTCGTGGAGGTGACGTGCCATCCCCGCACGGTTGGCGAGACCTACGAGGTGCTGGGGCGCATCGAGCAGGGACGCCCGCCGATGATCGACGCCGGGGGCACGAGCGTCTTCGACGTGCGCTTTCGCGACCCGGCCAACAATGCGCTGCACATCGCCGGGCTGTCGATGATCACGCCTGTCGCCACAACCGACTTCACCGCCACCAGCGACGAGGCCGGGGAAGGCAGCGACGAGACCGCCCATCTGTCCTTGAGCGCCACGCTCTACGGCGACCATGCCGAGGTGACGCTAGCGAACACCGCCGCCTACCCGGTCTACCTGCAGCACCTACAGATACGCGGGATCGCGGTCAGGACGCGCGAGCCGATCACGGTCATCGCGCAGGACGCCACCAGCATCGCCGCATACGGCAAGCGCAAGCTCACGTTGGACGCGGCGCTCTTGGCCTCGGACGTGCAGGCACAGGCGCTCGCCAACTACCTGCTGGGCTACTACAAAGCCCCGCTGCATGACGTGAGAGGCGTGAGCTTCTTTGCCAATCGCGACGCCACGTTGATGGCGGCGGCCCGCGATCTGGAGCTATTGCAGCGCGTCACGCTGTCGGAGGACCAGACGGGGCTGGACGAGGAGGCGCTGTTCATCTACGCGGCCCGCCACGAGATCACGCCGCCGGGCATCCATCGCGTCACGCTCAACCTGGAGCAGCCGTACAGCATCGGCGGCACCGTGGCCGTAGTAGACGACGCGCACGTAGACGGGCCGGAAGTCGTGGCATACTAGGAGTGTGACAAATGGCATACGCTGACATTGGGGACATCGCAACCGGCGCGGTCATCTCGGAAGCCTACCTGGATCAGATTCGCGCCAACTTTCAAGCCGGGGTGCCGGACATCTTCACCACCAAGGGCGACCTGGCGGTGGCAACTGCCGGGGATGCTGCGGCGCGGTTGGCTGTCGGGGCCGATGACGCGACGCTGGTGCCGGACGCCAGCACCACGACCGGCCTGGCCTGGCAGATTCAGCCAGCGGTGCGGGTGTACAACGACGCGGCGATTGACCCGGCGCCGGGCGGCTGGGTGACGCTGACGTTCAACAGGGAGCGCTTCGACACCAACGCGATGCACTCGACCTCCACCAACACCGGGCGGCTGACCGTGCCGACAGGTGGCGATGGGCTGTACCTGATCGGCGCGCATGTGGAGTTTGACTACTCGGGAAACACTACCGGGGCTCTGGTGTGCGGCGTGCGCATCCTGCTCAATGGCACGACCGTCATCGGGCAAGACTACCGCACGCTGGCGACGCAGTCCAGCCTGGGAATCGACATGACGGTGGGCTGCACGACGCTCTACAACCTGGCAGCGACCAACTACGTTGAGGTGCAGGCGTTTACGCAGGGCGATGTCAACGTTCTGGCGACAGCGGCCTACTCGCCGGAGTTCTGGGCCATCTGGCAGCGGAGGCCGTAATGCCTTACGAGTACGATGACCTGGGCTTGCGCATCATCGGCTACAACACGCCGATCCGCTTCTACGATCCGACCCGCACGCTACGCGCCGAAATCTACCTACAGCCCGACAACACACTCAATGTGGGGGGCTTGACGGCTGGGGGCAGTGGGAGCACCAGCGCGGGCGGAACGCACGGCCTAGGCGATCTGGCGATCCACACCGGCACGCTCAATGACGCGCAAGCGCCGCAATTTCTGAAGGCGGACGGAACGCGACCCCTGACCGGGAATCTGACCGTCAATGCCGGCATCACCATCGACGGCGTAGACCTGAGCGCGCATGCCGCAGACGCGGACGCGCACCACAACCAGATTCATGCTCTGGCGGGATCGGATCACACAGCCAGCGGGCTGACTGCAGGATATGTCATACGGGCTTCGGGCGCAACGACATTTGCCTGGGCACAATTACAGCACACAGACTTGGGCGCGGTTACCGCCGACCAACACCACGCGGGCTTCATCGGCCTGGAAGACAACGCTGGGACGGCGGTCACGCCAGCTGCGGATGATCGCATCCAACTGCTGACGGGCAACACCATTCTCGGGATCGTCGCGGGCACGAACACTCTGACGCTCACCGTGAACCAGGCCAACATCGACCACGGCGGCGTTGCGGGCCTCGGCGATGACGACCACCCCCAGTACGCCGGCATCGCGCAGGCCGAGACGATCACCGGCACCTGGACGCTGGGGACCACCACGCCGCTACAATTCCGCGACGCCGGACTCGCAATCAAATCATCGGTAGACGGGCAACTGGACATTGGAGCAGACACACTACTTGCCTTGACGTCGCCAACCATCAACGTCAATGCTTCTGCTTCAGTGGTGATCGAAAGCGCGGGCGTGCATGACGATGTCCTGGTTGTCGATACGGCAGCCGGACGTGTCGGCATCAACGTAGCAGCTCCCGCCGCGGCGCTGGAGCTGCTCGGCGACATCCGCGCCAGCGGCACTGAGATAGAGGTTACCGCAAAGGCGAAGCATGAGATCTACCTGAGTGATGGTGCCTAGCCGCTGTTCCGCCGTCAGACTTACTACTGGACCGGAACCGCATGGGCCGCCACCGCCGGATATGGCTTTGGTTACGCTGGGTTGCAGAACAACACC